TTTAGTAATCAATTTAGGAACAAACTCTACATCAATACTATTCTTTTCACAGAAATGAATGATAGCATCAATATATTTCATCTTACCCTCAAGGACGAGACTCTCAATCTCTTGCGTAAATCGGGTAGGACAAAAGAATTTATTCTCTAGTGCTTTTTCTAGTTCATTCTCCATCCGCTGACCCAGTATTGTGATGTACAAATTCTTTAATGTATCTAACTAGAAGCTTAATATAATCGCCTTTGTTCCTTTTGTCAAATACTTTGACCTCACCACCAGGAGTAACCATGATAGTGATTAGTTTTTTGACGGAGATACCAGTTAGTTCATAGTAAGCAGACGCATAAAACATCTCTTGGACAAAGTAGTTTTCCAACCACTTCTCTGGTTTGATCTTTTCAGATGTTTTAAAGTCAATGACTGCAAGTTCTCCTTCGTACTCAGCAATGCAGTCTACTCTTCCTGCTAATCCAAGATACTCCGAATACAGAGTTCTTTCTATAGCGTGTACATTATTTATCTTGTCCAGATATGGTTTGGCATGATGAAACATGAACTTTGTTAGGGGTTTAAAATCATCCCAGTTGATTTCTTTATTCAACATATAAAGTTCAGTTGCCGCATGAAAGTCTGTTCCACGCGACGTTGCCTTCTTCGTAATACGATTAGCTTCCTCAACACCAACTCGCTTACGCCAGTCAGCAAAGATTTGTCGGTTATAGAAAGAAGTTACAGACGTAATAGAAGGCACCCAATCTCCATTTGGAAGGTTATAGAGACGGATGCCTTTGGTTTCTTTCTTGTTTAGTTCAAGGTCACCGAGATAATTACAATGCTCAAAAATCATAAATTAAGATCCATTTTTGCTACTAAGTATTCTTTACAGAGACCTGAACGAACGATGTCTTCGACACCAAATTCAATAATATCCATAGATGGCATTGTTCTGAGAATTCTCATGAAGTCAGCAATACCATTCTTCTCTGCGGTTTTAACAAGGTCAGATTGTGTTGCGTCACCGCAGAACATAATCTTACTGTTCTCACCAATCCTTGTGATTATACTATCAAGTTCGTGGAAGTTCAAGTTCTGGAATTCATCAACAATGATGATTGCATTATCAAGAGTTGTGCCACGAATGAAAGAAGTAGACCAGAAACTTACGGTTCCTTGTGTTTTGAGATTACCGTAGAGCATCTCAAAGTCTGCTTCTGTAGGAAGTTCAAACATATACTTCACCATATTCTTATATGGAATCTGGTAAAGTGAGGATTTATCCTCATGATCACCTGGAAGGAAACCAATCTCTCTGGTTGCTACAAGCGATCTAACGATGTAGATCTTCTCATAGGGTGTTCGTGTGTCAAGAACATCTCTCAGGGCGTTGTAGAGTGTGATAAAGGTCTTACCTGTTCCTGCTGCACCATAAGCAACGATATTTTGATCGTTCTTGTAGCAGCGGAATAGTTCTTGCTGGTTTTCGGTTAACGGTTCGATGGGTTTCATCAAATCCGTGTTGATTGGTTTCTTTCTTTTCATTTGTTTGTTAGACATTCCAAATGGAACTGGAGATTGACTCTTCCTTTTTGCTGGCATAGAAAAGATTAGTAAGGACGTACAGTTGATCCTGGAGCTTTCGATGCTTTGTGTAAAACATCGTTCCAACCTGGATGAGTTTTTTTGAGTTTATCTTGAAACTCACCCACATCCCCGTGACCGGGGAGGGTTGATGGATCGCTCCAGTCTCTTGTCCAATCTGGGTTATCTTTACACCACTGACTCCATTCATGAACACTCATCTGAACTTCTTTCTGTTCGCCAGTCTCTCTATTAACGATAGGGTATGTTGCCATACATCAATTCCTTTACTTAAATTTATTTATGAATTCCATTCCATTGCTTCTGCAACAGCAGGAAGTAGAAATGTTTATTCCAGTGTAATCATTGATTGATCATTACACTCTGGACATTCATCCCCTCTCTGCCATTCCAGTGCTTCTGCAACATTCGGAAACTGACAACAGAAGATACACTTTGCAGCATTTGCGATGTCCATGTGCTCCTTCTGTGTGCCGTTAGCAGAACGCAAATCAATATAATGAATCCATGATCGAACTGAACCGGTCATGTAGATTCTAGTGGGACAGGCGAGTGGAAGCACAAACCGGGCACACTCCTTTGCGATCGATGCGTCAAGCATCTCCTGGTAGAGTTTCATTCCTTCTTCAAAGTGTCGTTGCATTTTGATTTGGAACTCTTGACGGACAAACGGGTCAATATCATCAATAGAATTCTGACGATTCTTGGTGTCTTGCCTGCGTAGTTCAGGTAGAGGGATCTTCTCCGCGAGTAGGGAAGAATCAGCATAGCGTTGTGAAAACTCTTGATATGTAAACGAACGGTGCCGGAGCACTTGAGCCGCGATTCCCCTAGTGGTATTGATCTCCAGAGTCATGTATGCCTGCTCAAAGATACTCCAGTGCTGATGCTTCACACAATACTTCAAGAGACCAGAGAACTTTTCGTTCTCCTGGTTATTTGGATTAGACACACGGGCACAATAGGCCATGTGCTTCTCTGCGTCGGGAGTGACACTGATCAGTTTAATCGGGGTATCCGTCATCGTCATTAAATACTTCGTCGTAATCTAGAACAGGGTAGTGATCATCAAAGTTCTCTGTCTTATATGCATCAACATCAGAATATACTTCCGATTCCAACGCATCAACAAGAGACTTTAGATTCCTCACAATTAATTTTAGTTTCTCTCTATCCATAAAAAAATGGGAGGTTACCCTCCCATTCTAACACTATTCAATTGGTTTTGCAATCACTTGGTGTAAGTGCGACCACGATAGCAGAAGGTGCCGTGAGTTTCCTCAGGTGCCTCATGCACTTTGCAATCAATACCACGGTACTTAGTAACGTGAATTTGTGCATCGTGCAGACGTGCTGCTTTCTCGATCTGATTTTTGATCAGTGTAAGTGTGTTCATTGTAGTGACTCCTAAAAGAATGGAAAGTTAACCTTCTCTGGTTTCCCAGGATCCGTTGTTTCCGTTCCTTCAGTCGTTTGCGTCCCAAAGGGATGAACGATCCGTTCCGCGACCTACTTGCGTCCTATGTATACACTCCTTCACATTGTCCCTCTACTTTTGACTTTAGATACCCTATTAGATTCAACTTCGACCTAAGGTCAAGGTTTGGATCTGCCTGGATCTCTGTTCGTCTTTGTAGAAACCTTTCACACGACATGTGCCACCCATAAGGGTTGCCGTCATCATGATGGGCTAAGGTCAATGCCAACAGGAGTGATAGCATTGGATGAACGTATGGGTATTATAAACCCTATGAATTATATAGTCAAGTTCTTTTGTATAACGTGATACAGTTTAGACAAACATGCCTTTATCCGACATGTACTGTAACGTTTCTTTGATGTTTCCAACGTGCCTGGCACCAATAGAGACCTGTGGGTAAGTTGCGCCCTCACCAAACTCTGCTTCAAATGCTCTCTGCGTAAAGTGCTCGTTCAATCTATATTCCAGAAACTCTCCCCCAAGTGACTTGAGGAGTTGAGTCATTCGCTCACACTCTTGACTACCGTTACTGTAAATGATTGCTGTCATTCTTCTTTGTATGTTATTGAGATTTTTCTTTTTTCTGTACCTGTGTGATCAACTAAAAGAGAATGCTGAACCTCTGCATTCAAAAGTTCAGCAATCTTTTCCACTAAGTTATTTACAATATTCAGTTCAGTTACTTTTTTGCCACTCATCAATTTCTTCTTGTGTAGGAACAATGATTCTGAATGCGAGTCCTTCTTCCTCAAACTCTTCATTCATCTTTTCGTAGGTCTCTGGTGTAATCTTTTCAATCACGTTGCCTCCAATCGTCAGGTTTATCTCTCTGAAACCAATCTACAATTTCATCTGCACCATCAAACCCCGTTTTATGATTGGATGGGTCGGGGTCACCTAGCCCCATCCTATTCATAAAATCGTCAATACTACCTTCCTGAATATCTTGAGACGCCTGGCGTCTTGCTTTCTGCAACCAATCTCTAGCAAGGGTATGTGCTTTAGCAAGTTTCTCTGCCCAAATCATGTCCTCCAAAGGAACTTGTTCTTTGTTCGCAATACATCTGCAAATGGACTCAAGTCTGAGTCTGTATTGAGTAGAGAGCATACTAGTTCGTTTTGAGTTTGTCTTTTAGATCAAGAACCTTATTAACCTCATCAACTGCAGCAGACATCCTAGCACCTAGGATATCCATGATATCTTCGTAGATTACTTCATTATCCACATAGTCATCGAAGTATGTGTCGATTGCTTCTTTGAGATACCTCTTGCGATGCCACTCAGGTGAATATGGTTTATAAGACATGGTGAAAGTAGTTTTTCATACTGCAGACTATAGCAAAATCTGGTTGACAAGTCAACTGCTGTATTTATCAACCAGTTTGTCAACCTTAGTTTTCTTACCAGAAAGTTTTTCAATCGCACACATTGACGATTTTTGATATTTTTTCAGTTTTTTGTAGTCCTTGAGAAGTCGATCAATATCCTCTTTAGGCATCTCGACTTCTACATCAAATCCTTTACTCATTTTTTCTTTTTATCTTTGTCTTTTGACTTGTATCCCCACAGTTTGGGATTCACTTGCCCATACCCAAAATCAATCCTCTGGACAGCACCTTTTCCATACTTATCATAGTACATATCAAATAACTCTACAGTTTTTCTGCAGCGAGTGAGATCAATATATTCTACACCATCCACAACATACCAGATAAGTCTTGCATCGTTAGGTAGAGTTTTATCATTTGCTGCCTCAAGAGTAGTTTTCTCCTGCAGAATTTGGCAACTATAGTCCGATGGATTGATGTCTGAACCAAACTCTGCCATTTGTTCTTCTTGTTCTTGTACGGCTACTGTCATGAACGACCTCCCCAATCAATATCGGGGTATGCTTCTTGTACGTTTGCTTTTGTTAATCTATATTTAGATTGCAACAGTTTGTCCTTCACAAGACAAAGAAGTTCTGCCTCTTTTGGATGAAGACCACGAAGAAGATTAATGAACATCATCTCTCTACGAGTCTTGGTAAGACTATCATTACCACCCTTCACAAAATTATAAAGAGTAGTCCACTCTTTGCGGAGAGATGTTTTGTTCCTACCATCAAGGTCTTGCCCAGTTGCAGACAATCCACCCTTCGTTTCGTTTACAATATTTTCTGAAAGAGATCCATCAAAAACAGTTTGCTCATTTGGATCACCATAAGGAACCTCACCCTCTGGAATCATTGAGATAACACTGTCATCAAAATTCCAAATCAGAATTGCCTTAATAGAATTGTCTTCATACTTCTGCAGAACTTCTACTTTCTTAGCAGAAGTCCTTTGAGAAGAAGCAAGTTCTAGAATCTCAAATACAAAAGGATTTGTTGGAAGTTCGATTGACTTCGGAGGAGTTGCCTTCTTTACAGTAGGTTTCTTTGTAGTTGCTCTAGGTTTTCTAGTTGTCGTCTTCTTCGTCGAATTCGTCATAGCCATTTTCAAATCGTACTGCTAAAATTTCGTCTGGTAAAATATTTCCGTTTTCATCAAACATCTCTGGATGTGTGTAAACGGGTTGAGTTTGATAAACATGATCCTTTGCTAACCATCCTAC